CTAAAAATTTGAAAAATCGAAATCAACTTCATTTTCTGGATGAACAGTTTTGAAAATGGCGTAACCATAAATACTCACGTCATCATCCACCCACTCTTCAGTGCGAATGAAGGATGCTATAGCATTCATATGTGCGCCTGAAGTAACAACATCATCAACGAGGATCACGTAATTTACACCCTCGAGCTTTTCACCTCGGGCAGGAAACATCCCTAGCGTTTCAAAATGATCGTCAGCAACACGACGACCAGATGACAAATGAGAGGGTGTCCTTGGCAAATAGCGCTCGAACGCGTCTACCACTGTAACTTCTAAGCTATCAGATTCTTCCGTTATCCACTCCGCCCACCAATCACAGATCAAAGAAACTGTATGCGTCAGATTGCATTCGCGAGGGACAGAAGGAGGTACGGGAACAAGTGCTACTTTTCCCACGATGCCATTACCGTTACACCAAGCAAGAAACTCTCTTTTAAAAAAACCTGCCTTCCGCATAAGTGGGCCAGTCGCAAATATACCTTGGCGACCATACATAGACATCGGCGCGTTTCTATTATGATGCGCCTCGTCATAGTCTTTTGATTTTTTGACCACCCACCTTAAATCCTGGGAAGCAAATTTATCATCAATACTTCGATAATGATCAGAATTGGGGACATATTCCCGCCCGTAGCCTATTTCCTTATCCTGAAGCTCAACCCTGACCATATTATCGACACTGCAAGTTATATAATCTTTTCTAAAATCATAATTTTGAAAGTTCAGCTTACCATTCAAAAACAAATCAACTACAGCTTTCAACTGGTCAAAATCAAACACAGCCACAGTCGGCCGGGACCACTTCACCATTTGCCAATCATGCTTAGTGCCCCACCCAGCGAAAATCGAAGGAGATTGTATCGAGTGGGCGAAATACATATCTTTAGGGCTATCGCCCACCACAACAAAGTTCAACTCATTGAGGGGGCACCCCAACACCTCCACCAAGACAGAGCTTATTGAGTCAAAGTCTACAAGAGGTTTGCCTTGCGCCCCAAAAACCAATCTCGGATCAACGTTATAACCGCACAACGACAAGACTTCTAAACAATAACTTCGCGGGGAGTCTGATACCACTATGACTCTATGATTTTCGCTATCCGCAGCTTTATTGACTGACTCTACTAATCTTTTATCGTAGGCAGACACACTAACCAATCCGCTTTGCAATGCAGAGACTATTGTCTCACGGCCAATCCCACTAGTAAGATAAGGACGACAAGCTTCCGTCTCCGCCAAAGTCAAATCCAAATCAAATATGATCACCTGCATCGAAGTCTTCCCTGATTACTTTGATTTTCTCTTTATATTTGAGAACCCAAGAATAACTTAATTCTCTAATATTATTCTCTAGCACATATAGCGGCTTGCCCTGCTCTAGGCATATGCGTATAGCATACTGCGTACCACTTTTATCTCCAGCACGCGCAACAACAACTCCATCACTGGACAACGCTACAGTTGTTCTATTTCTGTTAGCAAAAAAAGACCCGAACGATCCTATGCCAATCGGATATTCAGTCACTAAAAGATTGGAAGTTCCAATTTCTTTCTGTAGGGCCGTGTTGCTTTTAGGATAATAAACATCTAAAGGAGTGCCTAAAACGGCAATCGTTCTCCCACCAGACTTTATAGCTATATCATGCCCTAAAGTATCCGACCCCTCAGCCAAACCGCTTACGATAGTTTCATAACCAGATCGTATCAGCCTTTTTAATACTCTTTCCCCGTGATTTATATGACGCTCATCTTCCAATTGGCGCGTACCTACAAATGCAATACTCTTCTGCGCATCAAGTAGACTAAGATCACCTTGCGCATAGATAATTGGAGGGGTACCTTTATGATCAAGAAGCTTTTTGGGATACCTCTCATCAAGACAACTTATAGACTCAAACAAGGATCCAAACCGATTAATCTTCTCATAAACCTTTATAGCTATAGAATCATCAACTGGCAAAAAAGAAAAGAACTCATCATAGATTGCCTCTACTGAGCCAGCGCGTAATAACATCGTCCTGAAGTCATCATTTGCTTTCGCACTTCCGACGCCAATTTTTTTTGAAAGAATTAAAACAGCATGTACCCATGCGATTTTCTTGTTCGCACCTTCAATCTCTTGGAGAAGCAACTCATCTACCCTTATAGATATTCCTAATCGAACGACGATCCTTAAACGAACGACAATGGAATTAGAGATGAACACCAAATATATGTGATATCACTTTAGCATCATTTTTTGCAATGTCAAAATGTTCGTTAGGTCGTCCCTTATCGCCGTAGCGTACATCAACATTGGAGCTGACTCATCCTTGACGATAATGTACCCGATGAAATAATTACTTATTCCTAAAAGCTATAACCTCTTCATTCGACCACTCATTTACTTGAGTGAACCGATTTTGCAACGTCTCAAGCTCGTTCATTATCCATAGTTCAGTTGCTTCTCTTACCGAGCCAAAGCCACCAGCATTTTGCGGAACTATTCCCATCAACTGCGGTGGAATGCGTAGACTTGCCAACACATCATCCCTGGTCTGATTCTTGATCGAGTTGAACTCATCCTTCGCCGCCACCTCGCTGACCGGGATCAACTGGATCCCGTCCTTCTTCCCAGTCGGCGAGTAAACAAACAAATTCCGAAAATTCCCCGGCCCCTTCGATTCCTTCAACGCCTTGCGCAACGCATCAATGTCCGCCTCGGTCTGCGCCGCATCTGTCATGTACAAGATGAACCCGGCATGGCTTCCGTTCTCGTAGTACTTGCGCCGAAACAGCGTCGCTGACTCGTTCAACAACGCCGGCTGCAACGCGCTAATCCATTCCGGCAACCCATAAATCTCTTGGTGCAGATCCGCCTCGCGCAAATGAAAAATGCTGTCCGGCTCAAAAGCATGCTCATCCTTCCACCCACGCACTTGGTAAAACTGCCCGTCCGGCCCCGCACGCATGTACTTGGCCAACGGGGTCTCCAGCTTGCGCACCCCGCCCAACCGCGAGCGACGCCCCTCAAGGTACCCATTGCCCAGGCACAGAAAGTCCAACGCAAACTGCTCAAACGAAGCACGCGACAGCACTGGATGCGGGATAAACGTCTTGCTCAACAGGTTGCGCTTGAACATCAGCCCCGAATGCAGATGCACACTCGCCCCCACCGACCGGGCCAACCCGTCCAGCGACAGCGGCGGCTCATACCACCGCCCGTTGAACCAGCACTCCAGATAATCGAAAACTTCCCGACCACCCAGCACAGGCGTCGGCTCGCCGAAGGAAAAAACCTGCGTCCCGGCGCCGGTGGTGGATGTAGTCGCGGGCAACGTCTGGTTGGCGAGTTGTTCGGTCATCAGTAAATCTCCATGCGCCCGGTGTTGGCAGTCGTCTGCCCCTCAAGCGGTTCGTGGTGCAATGCGTGAAAGAGTGCCCAGGCCAGGTCGGCGTGGCCGGTGTTGTCGTTGCGGCCGGCGGTGTAGGTATACTGGCGCCCGCCGGCGGTGACGGTCTTGCGAATCGCCATCAGAGACTGGGCCATGTCGGTCCAGCCGGCATCGAATTCGAGCCGGCCTTTGTGGATCACGTCGTAGGCCTTGAGTACCAGGCGGGTTTTGACTTCGGGTGAGTAGCTGAAGGTGGTCACCGCCGGGAAGAACTGGCGCACCAGCTGGGCCACGCCGCTGCCCAGACCAGTGACGTCTATGCCGATATACGTCACCCAGTAGCGGTCGCAGACGCTTTTGATGAACGCGGCCTGCGCGGCGAAGTCCATGCCTCGGAACTGGTGGCGCTCGAGGATGCGGAACTTGCCACCGGGCACCAGCGGCGGCGCGACAACTACCAGACCGGAACAGTCACCCGTCTCGGCCGGGTCGTAACCAATCCACACTTGGCGGTCGCCGAATGGGCGTATGGCGAAGGGCTTGTAGTCCTCGGCCCACTCGACCCAACTGTCCACCATGCACGACTGCAACAGGGTCAGCGGAAAGATGCTCGCGCCGTCGTCAACGAACTCGCACATCAGCAGGTTGGCGAACGCCTCGGGGCTGTACTCGCGGCGCAGCTCCTCGATGTCGAACAGGTCGCAACCGCCCCGCTCCGCGTCCAGGATCGTGACAATCTGCCGCCACAATCGATCCTCACAGAACCGCCCCTGCTGGAGGGCTCCATGGGACACGTCCACCTTCGTATGCTGCGCGGCGGGCTTGCCCTTGTTGAAGCGCTCGCCAGTCCAGAAGGTGTACGCCTCGTGGGCCATGCTCGACGGCGTGGAAAAGTAGGTCTTGCGCCACTTCTTGTGCATCGCCATGCCCGAGGCGACCTTATTCAGCTCCTCGAACTTGAACGTCCAGAAGAACTCGTCGAAGTAGAAATTGCCGTGATAGCCTTGGGCGGTGCGGGCGTTGGTGCCGAGGAAAAACAGCTCTGCGCCGTTGGGCAGAACGATGGGATCGCCAGTCAGTTCTACACCGATCACCTCGCGGCAGAAGGCCTGAATGTAGCCCCGGAACAGATAGGCCTGGTTCTTCGAAGCCGACAGGAAAATCTGATTGCGCCCTGTGTCCAGCGCATCGATGAACGCCTCGCGGGCGAAGTAATAAGTCGCGCCGATCTGCCGGCTCTTTAGGATGACGCGGGTGCGCTGATTGCCGGCCCGGTACCAGTCTTTCTGGTAGTCAAAGCAGCCGTCGATGAAGGCCTCGCGCAGCAGCTCGATCTGGTCTTCATCAATCTCGTTTTTGGCGGCCTTTTTCTTCGGCTCGGCGTTGCGTTTGGCCAGGTTCGGGTTGAGGTCGGTATCGGTACCGCCACCCTGAAAGCGCTGGATACGTGCCTGCCGTTCCAGCTGTCGGTGCAGCAGATCAATCTCCTTGAAATCGCCGCCGCTTTTCCCATCCTTGAGTATCAGTTGCACCAACCGCGCTTCCAGCGCCCCGCCGATGCGCTCGACGTTGTCGGCCCGGTCCCACTCGTCGCGGGCCTTCCAGCTGTGTAGCGTTTTTTCCTTTTCGCCCGTAGCCTCGGCAATCTCGCAGACGCGCCAACCCATCCAGTAGAGAAACTTGGATTGGCGTCGGGGATCGATGGGCAACAGTGCGGTCGTAGTCATGGCCGCGATGCTGCCGCCCATGCCGGCGACTCAATAGCGCCGCCTCTTGTACTCCCCTTCCCTACAGTCCCGCCTCATTGCCGCAACTCGCGCGCGTCACGACCATGCCCCTCATCGCAACGCTTTCAGCGCCCACGCTTTGAGGATTCCCGGCATGAAGAAATTCCGCAGCAACTGGTTCCGCGTCGCCGTCGAGGGCGCTACCTCGGACAAGCGCACCATCAAACGCAACTGGCTGGAACAGGCGGCGAAGAACTTCAACCCATCCACTTACGGCGCACGGATCTGGCTAGAGCATTTCCGCAGCTTGCTACCCGACAGCCCATTCAAGGCCTACGGCGATGTTCTGGCGGTGAGAACCGAGGAAGTGGACATCAACGGACAAAAGAAACTGGCCCTGTTCGCCCAGGTCGAGCCGACGGCTGACCTGATCGCCATGAACAAAGCAAAACAGAAGATCTACACCTCAATCGAAATCGACGACAGCTTCGCCGATACCGGTGAAGCCTACATCGTGGGTCTGGGCGTGACCGATTCACCGGCCAGCCTTGGCACCGACGTGTTGTCGTTCTCGGCCCAGAAACCGGAGGTCAGCCCGTTCAAGGATCGCCACTACTCCGCGACTTCGATGTTCACCGAGGCGCTGGAAACAGAGCTGACGTTCGAGGAATTCGAAGAAAAACCGAGCATCGGCGCTCACCTACTCAGCACGGTGAGAAACCTGCTCGGCGGCAAGCAAAGCAAGGATGACACCGAGTTCGCTCAAATCAGCCAAGCAGTCGAAACCGTCGCCGAACACGTCAAGGATCTGCCCGCCCAAATGGCAGCCGCGAAGAAGTTTTCGACAAGCCTGCATACCCGGTTGGATCAACTGAGCAAAGACTTCACCGAACTAAAGATCCAGCTCTCCACTAGCCAAGACCCCAACCAAAAGACGCGCCCTCCGGTAACCGGCGGCGACAACTCGGTCGTGACTGACTGCTGAAAGTCAGCCCCGCCGCAGCCCTGAATAACCAAGGACGACCACCATGCGTAACGACACACGCGTTCTGTTCAATGCTTACCTGCAGCAGCTCGCCCAACTGCATGGCGTGAGCGACGTCACCACCAAATTCACCGCCGCACCGAGCGTTGCCCAGACGCTGGAAACCCGCATTCAGGAATCCAGCTCGTTCCTCAGCTCGATCAACATCTATGGCGTATCCGAACAGTCCGGCGAAAAGATCGGCATCGGTATCGACGGCACCATTGCCAGCACCACCGACACCACCGTCAAGGATCGCGAACCCCGCGACCCGAGCAGCCTGGACAACCGCGGGTACACCTGCACCCAAACCAACTTTGACACCGGTCTGCGCTACCAGAAGCTGGATCAATGGGCGAAATTCAAAGACTTTCAGGCGCGTATCCGTGACGCGATCATCAAAGTTCAGGCGCTCAATCGGATCATGATCGGCTGGAACGGCACCAGCCGCGCCGCCACCTCAAACCCGGCAACCAACCCGTTATTGCAGGACGTCAACATCGGTTGGCTGCAAAAAATGCGCGTAGAGAACGAAGCCCGCGTCATGGCCGAAGTTGTGGCTGGCAGTGGCAAGATCGAAATCGGCGCCGGCAAGGACTTCGAAAATATCGACGCGCTGGTTGTCAGCATGGTCAACGAGTTCATCGACCCCTGGTATCAGGAAGACACCGATCTGGTGGTCATCTGCGGCCGTCAGCTGTTGGCCGACAAATACTTCCCGATCATCAACAAAACCCAGGCACCGACCGAAATGCTCGCTGCTGACATCGTCACCAGCCAAAAGCGCTTGGGCAATTTGCCGGCTGTGCGCGTACCGCACTTCCCGGCCAACGGGCTGCTAGTGACTCGCCTCGACAACCTGTCGATCTACTGGCAAGAAGGCACCCGCCGCCGCACCGTCGTCGACAACGCCAAACGCGATCGCATCGAGAACTTCGAGTCGGTCAACGAAAGCTATGTGATCGAAGACCTGGGCTGCGCGGCCATGGCCGAAAACATCACCCTGAGTTGAGGCGGACACCATGACCAATCCCTGCCGTCGCCATTTTGTTCGTGTCAGTGCCGCCATCGAAGCGGCAGCGGCCAATCCCACTCAAACAATGGCCGGTGCAACGGCCTACGAACATCAGCTCAATCAACTGCTGCAAGACCGTCTGCGCCTGAAACAGGTGCAATCCAATCAGGGCAAAGCCGAACTAAAGCGTCAGTTGCTGCCGGATTACATCCCCTATGTACAAGGCGTGCTAGAGGGCGGCAAAGGCGCACAGGATGAAGTGCTGACCACCATCATGGTCTGGCGCATCGACGCCGAAGACTTCAGCGGCGCCCTCGACATTGCCGACTACGTGCTCAAACACAAATTGATCATGCCTGATCGGTTCGAGCGCACCACCGGCTGCCTGGTCGCGGAAGAAGTTGCCACCGTCGCGCTCAAGGCGCTGAAAGTCGGCGAACCGTTTGAGCTGGCGATTCTGCAACGCACCGCTGAACTTACCGACTCGGAGGACATGCCCGATCAGGCCCGCGCCAAGCTGTTCCTCTCCATAGGGCGCGTGACGCTGGAAGGCATCACCGATGAGAAACCCGGGCAACCCGGTCAGGTACTGGCCGGCATTGATCTGCTGAAAAAGGCCATCGACCTGCACGACGCCTGCGGTGGCAAAAAGGATCTGGAGCGGGCCGAACGCCTGCTCAACAAACTCGCTGCCGCTGGCAGCTAACTGAGCGTCCCCACGCACCCCGCCGGCTCGGGGTGGATCGGCCAGGTCTCTCCTCCTGTACGTGAAGCCTCGACCACCGGCGACCTACAACAGAGCGCAGTTCTATGAGCGGATTCGTAGCGGGCGGCACCACGGAGTCCAGCGGCCACATCAACACCGCCCCCTTCTGGCCGTCGATCGATCTGGACGATGTGCGCGGAACATTGCGCATCGACTCAAGTGTCACACCAATTCGACTTGAAACGGCGACCATCGCCGCCGCCATCAGCGTGAACCGCGAGTTCGCCACCTGGCGCCGCGCCAAACAGGTGGAAGGTTACGCCAATCTTGCGGATGTCCCGGCCGAGCAAATCGAGGAGAAATCTGAACTCGTTCATCTCTATAAACGAGCGATCTACGCCGCGACCGGTGCGGAGATCTGTGAGCGTTACCGCTCCTACGACAGCACCAACAGCGGCAATCAGAACGCCGAAGAACTGACCCCGAGCATCGACGAACTGCGCCGCGACCAGCGCTGGGCCGTGCGCGACTTCCTCGGACTCGGCCGCACTACCGTGGAGTTGATCTGATGGCCGTTAGCATCCGTGCTCAGCAGAGCGACACCGTCGATGCCCTGTGCTGGCGCCACTACGGCCGCACCGCCGGCGTGACCGAGGCGGTACTGGAAGCCAACCCCGGCCTTGCCAACTTCGGCGCGACCTTACCGCAAGGAATTCTAGTGCAGATGCCTGAGGTCCCAGCCCTCGCACCTATGCGACAGATGTTGAAGTTATGGAACTAAACTAAGCCGAAGTAAAAATGCTATTCCGCACAATCTTGACAGCAGTAATACTTTGAATTAATCAGCACTTCACTTTTTGAAGAAGGGTGATAATAGTCATCACAGCTCGCGCACTTTCGAACAAAGTCGTCGGCATTACACTCAACACACTTTCCGACGTACTGTTGATGAGGCTGCTCATTCAAGGAATCCAAATAATATGCCTCATCACAGCAACGATAACAGGGCAATATTTTAACATGACTCCCATTTAAAGAAGAAAGACAACACAAACAAATAAAATCTTCTTCTGAGTTACTGCTATCTAGAACCATCACTTCAGCTGAAGTTAATGCATAGGCACCACATGAGAGGCAGGGATATACTTTATAACAAAAATCTTGAGCAAAATCTTCCGCTCCTGCGCGCCAAATTGGGTTTCTCCCAATCTCATGAGGATTATAGTTATTAACCAAAATCGATTCCCTCAAAAGCACCCACGCCGTCGCGTTTATAAAAAACATTGTTCTGACAATTATGACTGCCAAATCGGCATCCCACTTTGAACTCTGCCCTTTATGAACAATTGCATTCCGCACGTCCAAAAGTTTCGCGAGCTCATTTTTCTGTCCGTACGACCAAGTCCTTGTAGCGTAAAAATGATTTAATATCTGCGAAAAATCATTAAACTCATTTATGGGCGAACCATTTTTCCGTTTTAGAATATCCTGGACTTTCCCTGTTTTCACATAATAAAACTTAAGAAACAACTCTAATGCAATTTGAGAGTTCACAGCTGCGAATTTTAGATTGTTATTATTTTCATTGGTTTTACCGATGAGCTCAAACGTAAATTTTGCGAAATCGATAAAACCTTCACGCAACTCAGATTCCGATGGCAAGACTTTAATTTTAACCTCCTAATAGATTTAATCAGACACTATAACTTTCGCGCAAACCCAGCGTAATGGCACGACAACAAAGCAACTTTTGTATTCATGCACAGGCCTACACCTAACATTACACACAGAAAATTATTTCCAAACAGTCTCTAACATTTCACAGCCCTTTCCTTATGGAGCTGTAATATAACCTACCTGAAACGGCATTCCGTTAGGGTGTCTGTTCCATATCCTGCCTTGGCTGTCGACACCATAAGTCACGTATCCTGTCGCGTACATCCAAACGAAGTCCGGCATGGTGGGCGGAATTTTTCGCCCGACTGGTATAACTTGATTCTGAGGGGTGACAGCAACTATGTCATCCACTGTAGTCACATAGTACCGGTATGGATCTTGATTGAATACGGCTCTCGATACATATGAAGATCCTGATGTCGGGGAAGGGGGTGAGGGCGTACTCGGAGATGTCGGCACAGGTTGTGGAATTGGATTATCGCTAGGCTTCGTATCGTCGGGCTTCGTTTTATTCAGATCACGCGCTGCAATCCACCCATTCGCGATAGCTGCAAGTCTCGCTTGCTTCGCGGGATGAGTGGCACTTCCTTGCTCAGAGCCAATCATTTTCATAGCAACCTGAGCATTGTCCAGACTGGCCCCCATTCGCTGAAGGATGAACCCCGAATACTTATCCGCCTGCAGCTCGATCTCGGGCCTGCTCCCTCCGGCCTGAAGCGTGTGCCCCTGTAAGTGGTGCCCAATCTCATGAGCCAATATACTCAACTTTGACCAATCGCTTTTAGTTGAATTCTGAATACTCTCCATGAAAGTCTGATTATACAAAATCATCCTCTGCGGACCTTGGATTACCGCCGCCGCGTTAGGGACATTGGCCGCCTTTATAATAAAGTTTGGCTCTAGCCCGGCGAATGACATCACCTTCTCCAATGCCTTATTGGCTTCAGTATCGGAGGTAAACCCATAAACATCTTCCGAAAACCCTACACCTTCATAGTTGCAGGATTGCTCCATTTCGATTCGCTCTACAGCGCTGGCTGAACACGCGACCCCCAACGCAGCGATCGCCAATACAAAATTCCTTTTCATTATCACATCCACCAACGCATAGTCTGTTGAGCAATCCTAGTAGAAAAAAAGCGCTTTGCCAGCATTGGCACGCCAGATTAAAAAACCTTTCTCACAAAATTAATCCTAAATAAATCGTCTTGTATTACAGGCAGTTACAGCCCCTCACCCCCCAATATTGTTTGTGCTGAGTCATGATCAGACGAGACTTCCTGATGATGAAGATAAGATGAACAAACCTGATCAGCTACGCAGACATCTGCTTGCGAGCGTAAGTGAACTACGCCACAACCCCGATAGGCTTTTGGTCTTCATCGACAACGGTAAGATTCGCTGCACTGCGGCGCAGACGCTATCGTTCGAGTACAGCTTCGACCTGCAGGTCATCATCACCGACTTCGCCGGGCATCCCGACAGCGTCATGCTGCCCCTACTCAGCTGGCTGAGCGTCCACCAATCCGAGCTGCTGGAGAACTTGAACAAGGCCGCTGACGGCATCCAGTTTGAGGCCGACATTCTCGACAACAGCAAAGTGGATATGAGCCTGACACTGCCGCTGACCGAGCGTGTGGTGGTGGGTAAGGATGACCAGGGCAACACCACCATTCGGCATGCCGGCGAGCCGCAACGGGCTGCTGACTTTCTTGATCCGAACTGGATACCTAGCGCGCAGGGTATAGCTAGCGAATGGGCGCTTCTGAAATGACCAGTCGCCTGGAATCCCTAGAGGACTGGGCCGCGGGATTGCTTGAGCAGCTTGAGCCAGCTTCGCGCAACAAGTTTGCCCGCAGCGTAGGTCAGGCGTTGCGACGCAGCCAGCAGCAACGAATCATTGCCCAAGAGAACCCGGACGGCAGCAAATATGCGCCGCGAAAACGGTGCAACCTGCGTGGAAAACAGGGCCGGGTGAAGCGGAAAGTGAAGATGTTTCAGAAGCTGCGCACGGCGAGCTTTTTGAAGGTCCAGGGCGACGGAAACGCTATCAGCGTAGGATTCACGGGAAGGATCGCGATGATCGCTAGGGTTCACCACTATGGATTAAAAGATCGAGCCGGACGAGGAGCGCCAGACGTACGATATGAACAGCGGCAACTCCTAGGATTTACCGAAGCGGATCTTGATCTGATCCGCGACGGACTGTTGGCACATCTCACTCATCATGAAATTTAGAATTTTGCACCTGGAGGATGCACCCGAAGTCGAGGAAACATACCTGTTTCGAGTCCATGACTGAACACCTTATTGAAGGCCTCATAAAAATGCTCATCACCTTCGATAAAGCGAGTGTACTGGTGTAGTTCCGTATATGACAACGGAATACAGGCTACCCCTGTCGCCTTGTAAACTTCCAACATAGGAGGGGTATACTCATCATAATCATCATCAAAAAGCTCTCTCAATACAACCAACGCATATATTCGCTTATCCGTCAAATCCACCTCAACTTCCTTTCCATCTATCAGAAAGACAAGCGGAACTGTTCTCTTTAAATATCCAATAGCCCCTTTTACTTGACCAAGCCCGCCCTTCAAAGCCTTCTTGGTTGCATTTCGTTTCTTTTCAATGGTTTTATTTAACGTACTCTCAAGATTTTGATTATCTTTAGCCTGTATAAGAATGGCGCTACGAGCAGTCACCACCAAAATGTCGACCACTTCTTCTTTATCATTCACTCTCAGAGGGGCAAGATAGATTTCTTTAGATTTAAATGTACGTTGAAGCAAAGCGACAATTTCTTTTTCTTGAAACGGTCCCGGTTCACTGCGCTCCAGAGGAGCCGAACTAAATCCCGCACTGCCATGATAGTCATGAGCATCAGGACGCATATCGAAGTATATGATGTCATCAGGCATAAGCGATTCTGTAAATGTCACTTTGATTGCTGAAGCATCATCTACTTCGCTGCTAAATCGAAACCACTCAGTGATTCGATTAAGGATCAAACTTTGATTCAAACCTTCAATAGAAGGAATAACAGCCCCTCTTAACATATCTTTGTGTCGCTTAGTTGAATGAAATTCGGTTCTATATGCCAGCATCTCCCTTCCAAGCTCATCGAAAAAATGAACATCAACAATTGGCGATTGGAACAACAAAGAAAAATCCTTAGCCATCAGTTCCTTTATGAGCGCACCACCTGACGTATAGGGGTGACGCTGATCATCAAAAAATGCAGCTAGGAAGGCGAGCGATCGAACGCCTGGAATCTCGTATGGTATTAGATATATAAGAAAGCCCTGTCGAACCTTTGCCGTTAAGATTGCTTCCTTAGAGGTTTTCACAATCAATTTCGGGATAGAGTCTCCCTTGATAGTTACTGGGAGTAAGCCAATAGACAATTCATGAACTTTACGCATCACGCTTGGATGCAGAATGGAAAGCATCAAATCACTCCTTGATACAACGATGTGTTACATCACATTAGCTTAGAAACGGGAACCTGTAGACCGAGTCCCTACAGGGCAATATTGCTGATTTCATACGCGCCTGACGCCACCATCGACGCCATGAACAACTTAGCTACCCTCGCCCGCCTGATCGAAAACCTCATCCGCCTCGGCATCATCGCCGCCATCCAGATGAAGCCTCCCCGCGTGCAAGTCAAAACCGGAACCCTGACCAGCGGCTGGCTCCCATGGATCGCCGCCCGTGCCGGCGCCGACCGCGAATGGAACCCGCCGACCGAGGGTGAGCAAGTCATCCTCTTCAGCCCCTCCGGCCAGCTCGGCAACGGCGTGGTCCTGACCGGCCTGTTCAGCGACAACATCCCGGCCAACGGCGACCGCGAAGGCCTTCACCGCTTCACCTACCGTGACGGCACTGTCATTGAGTACGACAGCGTCGCCCACCACCTCAACGCAACACTGGCCGAAGGCGGCACCACCAATCTGACGAGCACAGGCGGTATTCACATCGTCGGCCCGATAACCCATGAGGGCGACTACACCCAGACCGGCAACCAGAACGTCACCGGCATGGTGACCGTGGCCAAAGATGTCATCGCGGCCGGCATCAGTCTGGTGAAGCACCAGCACGGCGGCGTTATGTCCGGCGACGCAATAACAGGGAAACCGGAATGAACAGAGAAACCGGCGCCCCCCTCGGCATGGTCGAACACATTACCCAGTCCATCACCGACATCCTGACCACCCGCATCGGCACCCGCGTCATGCGCCGCGAGTACGGCAGTCTGTTACCCGAGCTGATTGATCAACCCTTTAACGACTTCACCCGCTTGCAGGTCTATGCCGCCACCGTCATGGCGTTGATGCGCTGGGACACTCGCATCAGCCTCAATCGAGTGCAATTTGTCGGGGCAAATCTGCAAGGCCAAGCGTCACTGGATATTGAGGGCACTATTGTCGACAGCAACCAGCCGCTGAGCCTGAGCGTGCCTCTGCAACTGGGAGGTAGCGTTTGAATACCTTCGTCGCCATCGACCTTGGCCAGCTCCCGGCGCCGCAAGTCGTCGAACAGATCGACTTCGAGCAGATCCTCGCCGAGCGCAAGGCCTACGCCATTAGCCTCTGGCCGGTCGAGCATCAGGCCGAGATTACCGCTCGCCTCAACATGGAGTCAGAGCCGCTAACCAAGCTGCTTGAAGAAAACGCCTACCGCGAGATGATCTGGCGTCAGCGAGTCAACGAGGCATGCGTGGCGAACATGCTGGCCTTGGCCAAGGGCAACGACCTCGAACAGCTCGCCGCCAACTTCAACGTGAGACGGCTGATTATTCAGGCCGCGAACCTGACAGCCACCCCGCCAATTCCCAGATTGATGGAAAGTGACGACAGCTTAAGGGAGCGCGCCCAAATGGCCTGGGAAGGCCTCAGCACCGCCGGCCCGCGCAACAGCTACATCTTCCATACCCGTTCCGCTGACGGTCAGGTCGCCGACGCCACCGCCGAAAGCCCGGCGCCGGCCGAAGCCGTCGTCACCGTGCAGTCGATTTTGGGAAATGGCACTGCATCGCAAGCATTGCTCGACAATGTCAAAACTTACCTCAGCGACGATGACCGCCGGCCGGTCGCGGATCGCCTCACCGTTCAGAGTGCGAAGATCCTCAACTACCAGGTCAAAGCCAAGGTCTACCTGCTGACCAACGGCCCGGAAACCGAGCTGATCCTCGCTGCAGCGGAAGCGCAGCTGCTGCAATTCGTCCATCAGCGTCGCCGTTTGGCGCTGGAGGTGTCCGAATCCATCGTTCACGCCGCGCTGCACGTCGAGGGCGTCCGCAAGGTCGTGCTGGAGAACTGGGTCGACATCGTCGCCACCAAATATCAGGCGCCCTACTGCACGCATGTCGATCTGTCGCTGGGGTTTGAGTGATGACCTACCAGCCACTGCTACCCAGCAGCTCGACCCCACTAGAGCGCCAAGCTGCGCAGGCTTTGGCGCAGATCCAACGCGTGCCCATTCCGCTGCGCACACTTTACAACCCTGACCAATGCCCCCTGCCCTTGCTGCCTTACCTGGCTTGGGCTTTTTCCGTAGATCGCTGGGACAGCAAATGGCCGGAATCCGCCAAGCGCTCAGCCTGCCGCGCGGCGTACTACGTCCACTCGCACAAGGGCACCATCGGCGCCTTACGCCGTGTAGTTGAGCCGCTAGGATACCTGATTGAAATCGCTGAATGGTGGCAAACCGTTCCGCCCGGCACACCCGGCACCTTCACCTTACGCATCGGCGTCCTCGACTCCGGCATCACCGAAGCCATGTACCAAGAACTGGTGTGGCTCATCGACGACGCCAAGCCCCTCACCCGGCACCTGACCGGCCTCGACATCATTCTTGAAGCCCAACTCGACACGTTCGTGGGTGTCGCCGTTCACGACGGTGACGATATCGACGTGTACCCGTGGAACAACACGGATATCGACGTTTCAGTCAGGAGCTACAGCTGCGTGAGCCTTTACACCCTCGACGAACTGGATGTGTACCCTCATGGTTGATCAGAACTCTATTTTCGGCGGCATGCTGACGACATTGGGCGCCGCCAAGAAAACCCACTGCGACGCCCTCGGCGTTCCGTGGCAGCCGAGCTATATGCTGATCGGTGACGCCAACGGCACCGACCCTGTGCCCAGTACGACGCAAACCAAGCTGATCAATCAGCGATACCGCGCCCAACTCAACCAGCTGTACGTTTCACCGACCGACGAAAACATCCTCATCGCCGAGCTGGTGCTTCCTCCAGATGTCGGTGGTTGGTGGATTCGCGAACTGGCACTCGAAGACGATGATAGCGTGTTCTCGGCCATCGCCAACGTGGCGCCAAGCTACAAGCCGCTGCTCGTTCAAGGCTCCGGTCGAAACCAGGTGGTGCGGATGCACATCATCACCAGCGGTACGTCAAATATTCAGTTGAAGATTGATCCGTCGGTGGTGTTGGCTACCCGTGACTATGTTGATCGCTCGGTCCGTGCCGGGCCGATATTTACATCCGTGTCGTCTTCAAGAAGCCTGAAGCCCAAAGAGCTGGGCATCGTTTTGATTGATGCCAGCGTTGCCCCGCTGACCGTTGAGCTCCCATCTGCCAACGCAGCCCTGGGTACCCGCGATGTCATCGTTCACCGCACAGACAACAGCATCCACCGGCTCATGGTGAAAGCGGCTGAGAATGACGCTCTGAAATTTCACACTCATCTCAACCTCGCCGGTTACCCATTTCTCGTATTGATGGGGGCCGGTGATTGGTGGCATCTGCGCAGCGACGGCGCCGGTAGTTGGTGGCCTGTCGGTCGCTTCGACAGTACGTCCCTGGGACGCCCGGTTTTTGAAACCACCACCGTGTTTAACCCCGGCGGTTATGGCGCTCTGAATGGTCAATTGCTCAAGCGCATTGAATGGCCGTGGCTGTGGGATCACGCCCAGCAGTCAGGAATGCTCTATCCGGAAAGAGAACGGCGAATGGAAGGTGCATGGAGCACAGGTGACGGCAAGACGACGTTTCGCTCACCCGAGGCGCGAGGCGAGTTTCTCAGAGTGCTCGATCAAGGTCGCTACGTCGAAAAAACCACCCTTACCGGTATCGCCAAAATGGGCAGTCCCGTCATTACAGAGGTTAGAGCCCAGACAACGCTCACAGCCGGGATGCCTTTCGAGGGCGGCAATTTTCCGAGGGGGACCAAAATCATTGAGGTGAACGATGGAGAAATCGTCGTTTCAACCAAATCCAGTTTCGAAGGCTCCGGTGCCTGGGTGGTTGCGGGACGAGTTGCAGGCTCATGGACGTCTGACGCTTTCGGGCAGCACACCCACGCCGCGTCGCTGGGTGAAGGCACCGGCAACCTCGATTCGCTGGTTCCTGCATCCGTAGCCCGTGGTAGTGCCCGCTTGCAGCATGTTGTCTCAAACAACTTTTCACCTCCCTACCTCGGCCGCATAGGCGACGCCGAAACCCGTCCACGAAACATCGCCTATCCCGGCTGTATCAAGATGATTTGAGGTTCCGATGATTACTTATTTGATTGACGACGCCGGAGCTTTGGCCGGGCCGGTGACGTTTCCCCCGATCCCTGGTTTCGGCCCGCAAGTGCCGGGTAATGCCGTGCTACTGCCCAAGGTTCTTGCGCCTGCGAAGTCTGAACACATCTGGGCCATGATTGATGGCCGCCCTCAACAGATCCGCGATCTGCGTGGCCCAGTCTTCCGGACTGACGATGGCAGCGAACTCGGTTGGTACGTGCTAGGGGACCTGCCCGAAGGCCTCACTCGCGAACCTCGCCCAAGTGAACATTTCATCTGGAAAAACGGCAAGTGGACGCTCGACAAATCAGCTCAGCACGCCACTCAAACACTGCAAGCTCTGGATCGCCGCGACGAATTGCTACGCGAAGCACAACTGCGCATCGCACCACTGCAATACGCAGAAAAGCTCGGCACCGCGACAGACTCCGAAATGGAATGGCTGGTGACGTGGATGCGCTACAGCGTCGAGCTTAACCGCATCGAACAACAGGATCAGTTTCCCGACAGAATCGAATGGCCGACAGCGCCTCATGAGCAACTGCGCCGGTAACGCTGCGTACTGTAAACCCGCCCGCTACAACGTTCACCACGCGACGTATTGATCCACCAGCGGCAACCTGTGCATCGACTTCACGCTCACTGCACAGGCCGCTCCCATGTCTGATTATCTTCACGGCGTCCGGGTCATCGAACTCAACGATGGCTCACGCCCGATCCGCACAATTCCGACTGCCGTCATCGGTATGGTTTGCACCGCTGATGATGCCGATGCAACGACCTTCCCACTGGATACACCGGTGCTGATCAGCAGCGTACAGAGCGACATCGGCAAGGCCGGTGAAAAGGGTACATTGGCGGTCAGCCTGCAAGCCATCGCCAATCAGACCAAACCCTACGTCATCGTGGTGCGCGTGAAGGAAGGCCAGGACGAAGCGGAAACAGCCAGCGCCTTGATCGGCACCACTACCGAAACCGGCAAATACACCGGCATGAAAGCGCTGCTTGCCGCTAAATCCCGATTGGGATTGGTGCCGCGCATTCTGGGCGTGCCCGGACTCGACTCGCTGCCCGTGGCCACCGCCCTCACGGCACTTGCTCAACAACTACGCGCATTCGCCTACATCAGCGCCTGGGGCTGCCAGACCAAAGAAGAGGCCGTTACCTACCGCCGCAACTTCGGCGCGCGGGAAGCCATGGTCATCTGGCCTGATTTCCTCAACTGGAACACCGCCACCAACAAGACTGCGAACGCGAGCGCGGTGGCCAATGCGCTAGGCCTGCGCGCGAAGATCGATCAGCAAACCGGCTGGCACAAGACCTTATCCAACGTCGCCGTGAATGGCGTTACCGGCATCAACGCCGACGTGTTCTGGGATCTGCAAAACCCGGTGACCGATGCCAACTACCTCAACAGCCAGGAAGTGACCACGCTGATCAACGAGGGTGGTTTCCGTTTTTGGGGCAGCCGCACCTGCAGCGACGATCCGCAGTTCGCTTTCGAGAACTACACCCGCACCGCACAAGTCCTGTCCGACACCATGGCCGGCGCGCAGATGTGGGCGATGGACAAACCCATGCACGCCTCACTGGTGCGCGACATGATCGAAGCGGTCAACGCTGAATTTCGCACCAAGGTCGCGGCAGGGTATCTGGTCGGCGGGGACTGCTGGTATCCAGAAGACATCAACACCAAAGACACCCTCAAGGCCGGCAAGCTCTGGCTGGATTACGACTACACACCGATCCCGCCGCTGGAAGACCTGACCCTGCGTCAACGCATCACCGACCGCTACCTCATCAACTTCGCCAGCCAGATCAACCGCTAACCGGAGAACGGCGCCATGGCCCTGCCGCGCAAACTGAAAAATCTCAACCTGTTCAACGATGCCAACAGCTATGTCGGCGTGGTCAAGAACGTCACCCTACCCCCGCTCGGCCGCAAGATGGAAAGCTATCGCGGCGGCGGCATGAACGGCCCGGTGAAGGCTGACTTGGGATTCTCCGACGACGGCATCCAGTTCGAATGGAAGACCGGAGGGCTGGATCTGATCGCGCTGCGCCAGTTCGGCGCCGTGAACGCTTCAGGTATCGCCCTGCGTTTTGCCGGCGCCTTCCAGCAGGACGATACCGGTGATGTAAGCGCCGTCGAGGTGGTCATGCGCGGCCGCCACGAGACCATCGAAATGGGCGACAACCAACCCGGCGAAGACACCGAACACAGCATCACCACCACCTGTTCCTACTACAAGCTCATCGTCGATAACGAAGAAGTCATCGAGATTGATCTGCTCAACTTCATCGAGAAAGTGAACGGCGTCGACATGCTCGAAAAGCAGCGCGCCGCGATCGGTCTCTGACCTTCGCCCAACCTTTGGACACTCCCTATGCAAAGCATCGAGACACACGAAATCAACCCCTCTGTCGATGACAACAGCGTCACCCTCGACACGCCCATCAGTCGCGGAAAAACCACGATCAACACACTCACTCTGCGCAAACCCCAATCGGGCGAACTGCGCGGCGTCCAGTTGATCGAGTTGCTGAACATGGACGTCGCAACCCTGATCAAGATTCTGCCGCGAATCACGTCGCCAAGCATCACAGCACCGGAAGCCGCCGGCATGGATCCGGCGGATCTGCTGGCTTGTGGCAGCAAGATTTCCGCTTTTTTGTTGCAGAAGTCGGTGAAGACGGATGTCTGCCTCGTTGCGTAGAGGACGCCATGGCTGACTTGGCGGTGATCTTTCATTGGGCACCAGCGGACATGAATGCGCTGGGCCTGCAAGAGCTGATGGACTGGCGCGAGCGCGCCAGGTTGCGGAGTGTCGTCGATGGCGAATGATCTGAAGCTGCGGGTATTGCTGAGCGCCATCGATCAGGCCACTCGGCCACTGAGGGCGATCAACAACAGTAGCATCGGCGCAGCCCGCGCCTTGAAGGACGCCCGCGAAAAGCTCAAGGCGCTCAACTCGCAGCAGAAGGATGTGAGCGCCTGGCGCTCGCAACGTAAGGCGGCCGAGATGACGGCTCTGGCGCTGCAAGCAGCACGCAAGAAAGTCAGAACGTTAAGTCAGCAAATGGCCGCCACTGGCGCGCCGACCAAGGCCATGACGCAAGATTTGCGCAATGCCGTCCGTGAAGCGCAGAAGCTCAAGCAACAACACCAGCACAACAGCGAGCAGCTACAGCGACTTCGTACTCGGCTGCACGACGCCGGTCTCAGTACCAAAAGTCTCAGCCAGCACGAACGTCGCCTGCGTGAGCAAACCGATGCTACTAATCAAAGCATCACTGAGCAGACCCGACGTTTGGCCGCGTTGGCGGCTCAACAGCGCAGGCTGGTAGCGGCCCGTGCCGCACTACAAAATCAGCGAGATGTCGCCAGTTCAATGGCTGGAAAAGGCACGGCAGCGGCCGCGAGTGGAGGCGCAGCGCTGTATGCCGGCGCAAAGATGATCATGCCTGGCATCGACTTCGACGCCAGCATGAGCAAGGTGCAAGCGATCACCCGCCTCGATCAAAACGCTCCCGAGCTCTCGGATCTGCGCAAGCAGGCGCGAGGGCTGGGCAGTTCTACACAATTCACCGCCGGCCAAGCCGCCGATGCTCAAGGTTTTCTGGGCATGGCCGGCTTCCAGCCGAAAGCAATCAAAGCCGCCATGCCCGGCATGCTCGACCTCGCCTCTGCCGGCGGGACCGAACTAGCCCAAACCGCCGATATCGCGTCAAACATTCTCTCCGGACTCGGCATGGATGCCGAGCACATGAGCAAACTGGGCGACGTACTCGTCGGCACGTTTACTCGCTCCAACACCAATTTGCAGATGCTCGGCGAAACAATGAAATACGCCGCGCCAATGGCCAAGACCTACGGCGTCGAGCTGGAAACCGCCGCCGCGATGGCGGGTAAATTGGGTGATGCAGGACTGCAAGGCAGCATGGGCGGCACGGCCCTGAGTTCGATCATGAACCGCTTGGCAGCGCCGCCCAAAGCTGCTGAAAAAGCACTCGCACAATTGCAGATCCGCACTGCTGACGCTCACGGCAACTTGCGGAAAATGCCGGACATCCTCAAAGAGATTCACGACAAAACCAAAGACTTGGGCACTGCGAAAAAGGGTGGGCTGTTCAAGGCCATTGCCGGTGAAGAAGCCGTCAAAGGCATGGCCCAATTGGTGGACCAGGCAGGCAATGGAGAGCTGCAAAAACTGATTGCCAGCCTGCGTGAAAGCCAAGGCGAATCGGCTCGCACCGCCAAAGTCATGGCTGACAATTTAAAAGGCGACCTGACGACGTTAGGCAGTGCCTGGCAGGATCTGGGCATTGAGTTGCAGGATCAGCAGGACGGGCCTTTACGGTCGCTGATCCAATCCCTCACGGAGGTTATTCGCGGTGTAAAAAGTTGGGCCGCCGAGCATCCAGAACTGGCGGCCGCCATTGTAAAAACCTTAGCAATCATCGCGGGGTTAGCGGTGGTACTCGGCGGCCTGGTGGTTACAGTTGCCGGTGTCATGCTGCCCTTTGTGGCGTTGCGACTCATGTTTCTGAGCTTGGGGATTCGCTTGCCCAGTCTGATCAGCCTGTTGTGGAGTCTTGGTCGCAAGGTATTGCCGTTTGTGGGTAAAGCGCTGCTGCTGATAGGGCGCGCGCTGATGTTGAATCCCATCGGCTTGGCCATCACCGCCATTGCCGGCGCCGCCTACTTGCTCTACCAGAATTGGGACGCCGTGAAGCTCTACTTCACCGATGCCTGGAAAGAGATCAAAACAGGTTTCAACGGTGGCACGACCGGCATCCTCAAGACCCTGATCAACTTCAGCCCCGTGGGTTTGCTTTATCAGGCCTTCGCGGCCGTCATGAAATACCTCGGCATTGAGCTGCCCAGCCGGTTTACCGAGTTCGGCGGGCTGATTATCGACGGGCTGGTTAAAGGGCTGAAGGCCGGGATCGGCAAGCTGAAAAATGTCATGGGCGATATCGGCGACTCCACCATTGGCTGGTTCAAGGAAAAGCTCGGTATCAACAGCCCTTCCCGCGTCTTCGCCGAGTTGGGCGGTTTCACCATGGCCGGCCTCACTCAAGGACTGGAGCGTCACCGGCGTCAACCGATCGGCGTGCTGACTGAGTTGGCTTGGCAACTCAACGACACAGCCAAAGCGATCAGCGTTATGCCAGGCGGGAAAAGCCACTCGCTGACCGTCGACAAGCGATCTCCGCTCAAACCTTCTACACCTTCGAATCACGACAGCCACGACACTTATGAGATCAACATCCACCCTGCCCCGGGCATGGATCCGTTGGTGATCGGTCGTGCGGTACGCGCCGAGATGACCCGCATCCAGTACGAGAAAGAAGCCCGTCAACGCAGCCGTTTGGCCGACCTGGAGTAACGTCCATGATGCTTGCCTTGGGCATGTTCGTCTTCAGCCTCTCGACCGCTGCTTACCAAGCCCTGCAACGCCAGACCGAATGGCGCCACGCGAGCAGCAACCGTGTCGGCTCGGCACCGGCTCGGCAGTTTTTGGGTCGAGGTGACGACTCGATCATCCTGCCCGGCGTCATTCTGCCGGAACTGGCCGGCAGCGCGCTCTGCCTCGATGCACTGCGGCTGATGGCCAACACCGGTAAAGCTTGGCCGATGGTCGAAGGTAGCGGCCGGATCTACGGCTTGTGGATCATCGAGAGCCTGAGCGAAACCAAGACCCTTTTTTTCCGTGACGGCACACCCCGGCGTATTGAATTCACAGTGAGCCTCAAGCGCATCGATGACGACCGTATCGATCTGATCGGCACCGGGACCAGCGTGGGCATCAGCATCATGAGGGCACTGCTGTGATCGACGTCGCCCTCTCCCGCGTCACCGGTTATCTGGACAAGGCACTTTCACGTTACCAGAGCGAAGCCGCGTATCCAGTGCCGGCGTTCCGCATCACTGTGGACGGCAACGACATTGCCCAGATGATCAGCCCACGCCTGATGAGCCTGGACCTCACCGACAATCGCGGCATCGAAGCCGATCAGCTCAGCATCACCCTCAGCGATCATGACGGCCTGCTGGCCATCCCTCCCACAGGCGCGCTAATTCGCTTGTGGCTGGGCTGGAGCGATACCGGCCTGATCGACAAAGGCACCTACACCGTCGATGAAACAGAACACTCCGGCGCGCCCGATTTGCTGACCATTCGCGCTCGATCCGCCGATTTACGTAAGAGTCTGAAGACCAAGCGCGAACGCAGTTGGAGCAACACCACCCTCGGCGACGTGCTCGGAGAAATCGCCTTGGGCAACGGCCTAAGCACCACCATTGCCGGCACTCTTGACGGTTTACCCATCCTGCAGTTCGACCAGGCCAACGAATCCGACGCCAATCTGATCAGCCGCATCGGCGAAGAATTCGATGCCGTCGTCACCGTCAAGGCTAGCTGCCTGTTGTGTCTCCCGGCCGGCGGCGGAAAGACCGCCAGCGGCGCCGAACTGCCCCACATCACCCTGACTCGCGTCGACGGCGACCAGCACCGCTACCTGCAAGCCGACCGCGATAGTTACGACGGAGTGCGCGCCTATTTCTACGACGTGAACAGCGCCGAAAAGCAGCACGCAATCGCGGGTGGCGGCGAAAACCTCAAGGATCTGCGCCACACCTATAGCGATCGGCAATCGGCCCTACGCGCCGCCCGCGCCGAATTCAACCGACTGCAACGCGGCAGCGCGACGCTCAGCTACACGCTTGCCATCGGCCGACCCGATCTGATCCCGGAACTGACCTACACGCTCGAAGGTGTGAAACCTGAGATCGACGAAATCATCTGGTATGGCGGCAACGTGCAGCACTCCCTCAGCGCAGACAGCGGCTACACCGTCAGCCTTGAGCTTGAGAGCAAGTTACCGGAAGACACGGTTGAGGAGTTGGCCGAGGAGAACAAAGACGAATTCACAGGCGTCATCGCGTACTACCGAGACAAGAAAAACGGTGTGCAGAAGCCGGTAACGACTGGAGACCAGCGCAAGCCAAAACGCTTACGTTGGCTGTACGCCACTGAGAGCACCGCCAAACGTGCGGCAGATCGCGAATGGAAAAAGCTGCAACGAGAAAAACCATGACCCATCAAGGACGATTGCATGCAGGACATACGATGCGGCCACTGCTGCCGCAAACTCGCCGCCGCCAGCGGCTTCACTGAATTACAGATCAAGTGCCCGCGTTGCCGGACACTCAACCACCTGAAGGCCCCGAGCCTCCCCCCAGCGTGCCGCGAGCATCCAGAACAACGAGTTCCTGAATGCCCCAACCCACCCTTGGCAGCCTGTTCGCAGGCATAGGAGGCTTTGATGTCGGATTTGAAAACGCGGGTTACCGCAGCGCCTGGCAAGTTGAACTCAACCCCATCAACCGGGCTGTGCTTGCCGATCGATTTCCCCACGCCCAGCAATTCGAAGACGTGCGCCACTGCGGCGCCCACAACCTCTGCTCGGTCGATGTCCTCACCGCAGGATTTCCCTGCCAGGACATCAGCATCGCCGGCGCCCGAGAAAGCAATCGAGACAACCGCGGCCTACGCGGCGCACGCAGCGGATTGTTTTGGGAAGTCATACGAATCCTCAAGGAAATTCAACCTCGCTGGTTGGTGCTTGAGAACGTCGTTAACCTGCTCGCTGTCAACGATAGCCACGACTTTGAGACAGTCATCCGGGCCCTTGCGGACTGCGGGTATGTGGGATTTTGGCGAGTGCTTAATGCTCAATATTTCGGAGTCCCCCAGCAACGTCGTCGAATATTCCTGGTCGCCGGTTATCGACGCATGCCCCCCTTCGAGTTCCTGGCTGACGCCGCGCCAGTGGACGCAATACCTCCAGCGTCTCAATCGCAGCACTGGCCACGCCCAGCGGATGCCTGGGCTGCCAATACTCTACTCGCAGACAGAGCCGCCTCTCAGATCGCTATGGGCTGTACCACTCTTGTCGCTCACGCGAACGGATGGGATCAGATGGCTGAGCGGCAGCGAGCGGCTGAGGATGATGGGTTTTGCCTCGGACTGGATGCGGCCAACCTTGCGGAGGCTTTCGGTGCCGGAAACGCCGTTGTTACGCAAGTGGCGGAGTGGGTTGGGCGGAAGTTGAACAAGCTCAAGTGAAACACCCTGTAAACTATCCCATCAAAAATGACTCTCCACTACACCCCACGTAATTAAATCAAAAAATAAAACCTCGCACCATTCGAGGTTTTATTAATCAGACTATCCCTTGGGCAATGACTTTTCGTCCTTTACATAACGAAATGTCGGTCTTTCAGGACGCTTGGGAGGTGCAGATTTATCCTTCCCCTCTTTAGATTTATCATTTTTTTGACGACTCATTGTTCACCTCGACAGAATGACTTTGCATATCTTCTAGAGCCATTCGCATTTTCGGCTGCACTGGTTTAAGCGGTATACTTTTAATCGGCTCTTGGGGGGCACGCTCTGGTTTACTAACATCAACATTCGAAGATTTTTTTGTGCCACTCATCAACATCTCCTTCAGCTCATCTGTTTTTTTGGAAACCTGGCCGACGCTTGCATCGACCTTGCCTAGCTGATCACCTACATACTTGTCAATAATCTGGAAGTTCTTCCGAGGTGAAGATACATCCATATCGAAACCTACAAACATCGCCCCCGCAAGCCCTAACGGAATGCACGCGTTGATTAGCCAGCCAAAAGATTGGTAAACCTTACCTGAACGCACCTGATTAACTTCTGAGTTAAACGTCGCACAATCAGCATAAGACTTACTTAAAAAAGTCTCCATTTCCGATCTAATATCAAGTGAAGCTAGAGAGCTTTCTTCGGCAGCTTTGAAAGCTTCAACTTCTTTATTATACTCAACCAAAGCACCATGATAATCTTTGATATTATTGGCATATGGCATCAGTTTAAACGTATTACCCCTAAAAGCTCGAATAGCGAAGCTCGCGGCAAAAGCCATACAGGCTATAGATACAACAAGACATGCGATTATAGCAGCACTAACATACAAATACCGCTCAAGATCAAGCATGCGAAGCATATAGCTAGCAACAGTAACTATAGCAAACATCAGAGTAAAAACAACTTGAATCCTGATAGTGATTTGTTCTTTTATTTCATTTTCATTAAAATACATCTTCTCAAAAATACTATGAAACTCTCTTAATTCCATTTATTTTCTCTACCAGTCTCTTGCACTCTAATATTATGCACCTAACTCTCAACCTTCCGGATTCCGAAAATTAGACCGACACAGATGCATATTATGCCGCCAATTCGCCATCATCAAGATTTTGGAGTTCAAATTCGCCACGCACCTTTCATTTGACGATAATTTTATTCAACGGCGGGATTAGCATGCCTCGGGAACGTTTACGCAGTCTCGCCGCCCCCATGGGTCTACACATGCCTCTCCCCAAGATAAGTTTTTCACCGCTTACGCCGAGGCTCTGCTCTCCATTGTTTTATAAAATTTTGCAAGCTACAGAATAGACCACTGACTCCATCGCTCTAAATATTCAAGGACAGTCTTCGAGCTCTCCATGCAGCTTAATTACACCTGACAGTCCATAATTGATCCAGTTTTGTAGTGAAGCTCTGACTCATCATCTCCCGCCGCATCCCCCACTCAGGTGCTGACGGCACACCACCCGTGCGGAGTGTTCCGGTACCCCAACGCTGGTTAATCTCATCCAAAACCGCCATGACCTTTTCGGCGGCTTGCGGTTGCGACTCCGCGAACAGGTCGTCCGTAAACTCGCAGGGTTGCCGTAGATCCAAGAGCAAAACTTCAGCCTTGCTGTATTTGAATCCAGGACGGAACAGACGATTGATTACTTCGGTCGCAGCCTTGGTCAGCAGACGCACATCATTCGTAGGGTAAGGCAATTCAATCAGCGCCCCGTTGGCATACTTGGCTTCCTCAGGACTAAACATACCAGTGCGAATACTCACGCGGATTTTCTTGCACAACGAGTTTTGCGCTCGCAGTTTTTCCGCGGCACGGTGCACGTAGGTAGCTACCGCTTCCTTGATGGGCTCGATGGTTGTCAGCCGTTTTCCGAACATGCGACTGCTGCAGATCTCCTGCTTGGCGGGCTCGACCTCTGCGAGTTCCAGGCAGGACGTCCCGGTCAGTTCACGAGCAGTCTTCTCGATCACTACGCTGAATTTCTGGCGAAGCGTCCATGGGTCGGCTTTCGCCAAGTCCATTGCCGTTCTGATGTGCATGCTGTCGAGATGAGCTTTCATCCGGCGCCCCACTCCCCATACCTCACCGACGTCTGTGTTTCGCAAAACCCAGTCGCGCTTCATTGGGTCGCAGATATCCACCACTCCGCCGGTATGTGCTTGCAGACGCTTGGCTGTGTGGTTGGCGAGTTTGGCCAAGGTTTTGGTTGGCGCGATCCCGACGCCAACCGGGATGCCTGTTCCCTTGTAGACGGCGGCGCGAATGGTTCGGCCGAAGGCAGTCAGGTCACCCGGAATGCCGGTGAGACCGGCGAAGGCCTCGTCGATGCTGTACACCTCGACGGCGGGAACCATGGATTCGATGATCATCATCACACGTTCGCTCATATCGCCGTACAGCGCGTAGTTGCTGCTGAAGACCTGAACGCCGTGTTGGCTCAACACGTCTTTGATTTGAAAGTATGGCGCGCCCATTTTAACGAAGGGTTTGGCGTCGTAGCTGCGGGCAATGACGCACCCATCGTTGTTGCTCAGGACGACGATCGGAGTCTTGGCTAGATCAGGGCGAAAAACTCGCTCGCAGCTTGCGTAGAAGCTGTTGCAATCAATGAGTGCGAAGACCGGGTCACGATCTGCCATGGTCGCGCACGCTATAGGTCACTACACCCCAAATCACCAGCTCGTCACCCTCCATTACATAGCGCGGCGGGTACTTGCTGTTTGCCGATAGCAGCATGACCACGTTGTCGCGGCGGTGTAGGCGTTTGCAGATGGGTTCGGCGTTGAGGCCGGCGATGACGATATCGCCGTGTTCGGCATTGAGGCTGCGATTGACGATGACCAGATCGCCGCAAAATATTCCCGCGCCTTGCATGCTGTCGCCCTCGATCTTGGCAAGGTAGACGTGCGGCGCTCGGATATCGAACAGCTCGTCCAGGGAGATATGCTTTTCGATGTGGTCGGCAGCCGGGGATGGAAAACCCGCCGGTATCCGGAAGGAGTAAAGCGGGAGCTTTTCGCCGCCCGCCGACAACGGGCCAAGGATGGTGACACTCATGATTCGAACCTGGATGAGAAATGGACTGTAGAGACGAGGTGACCCGTCACTGCCTACTCATCGCTATTGATGTCGAGCATCGATTCCACCGCAAAGGCTAGCGCCCCATCCGCCAACTCAAGCAGATCGCAGAGGTCATCGCTATCAATCACCTTATTTGTGTATAGGGTGCGGGCTCCGGTCAGGAGTGCTTTGTGGTGAGCACCTGGTCGAGCGAAAAGCGCGGATCTATCGGCGAGCATCGCCTGCCAGTGCGTTAGGTCTTTAGGCTGTGCGACAGATGTGACAGTGATTGAGCTTTTCATCGATTCAGTTTCCCATGCGAATAATACTGTACGCATAACCAGTATATTCAGAGTCTTCGGATGATACCTACAGATGCCGACGAAATGCCCTACAAGACTTCAAGAAATGAATGATGGAAAATCTTATTTATGACAGTTTTTAAAGGCAAAAAAAACCCGTATCAGCCGAAACTGAAACGGGCTTTTCCCCACAAAAACGACTACTACTTCAGGTCGTCGAAGTGGTCTCGCAGGAACTCGTAAAAGCGAAACGCTTTAAACAATCTCCATACGAGGCTCAGCGTACGCAGCAAAAGCTTCATACGTTTGGCCTCCAGGTAGGGGGCCAAACCTCCAGCACACTTACCGGACCATGCGTGCCTTCAGCAGATACGCCAGTATTGCCTGTGAGGCGGCCGGTTGAGACCCCTCCGAGGCATCATCCGGCACGGGTGCAAAACCGTGTCAGAGGGCATAAATCTGTTAAGCCACCAGCCAAACCTCATCGCCGCACTGGCATAGAGCGACGGCATCTTAACCTGATCCACAGGGGTTCTCTGGCAAAAGGATAAGGGGCTTTTGTAAATCGGTATTTCTGCCAGCATCATCGCTTCGGGCTATAGACCAAAAGTACTTTCCGGCGATTTGGTCGTGTGGCTCAAAAATCACCTTGCGAGGATGAGCGAAGATTAATAACATGACCGTACGCCAGTATTGTCTGTGAGACGTACTTAGCCCGAGCCGCAAGCGAAGGCTTACAAAAGAACCGCCCTGCAAAGGCGGTTTTTTTTCGCCTGCCGTTTGCAGGTACGGTGTCAGCGATTTCCCGAATACGGCTTTTGAGGTACGCGATCAAGCGGGGCACAGGTTTCGAGATAATCGACTACAGCCTCTTGAAACGCTATTTGCAGCTCTGCGAATGAAGTCCCGTGGAATCCAACGAGATCTTTGATTCCTTTTATTTGGTCGACAAAAAGGCCATCTTCATCACTGCATTCAATTCGGCCCACATAGCCGTTGTATCTCATGTTGCTCACTGGATGACCCCTGATCTCTCATGGAAAGCCTGCGCGTCAGAGGCAAGTGAGTCCGCGGCTTGTTGGCACGGCCATCAGAATATCGAGTGACTCTGGTCGAAGTTGTAGGCAAAATCCGCGAGTTGCGTACGTAAGCACGACTTAGGTGCTTTCTGAAGGCAAGCGCCTTGCTAGCCTTCAATTCGCCGGAATATTCTCCAGACGTCGCTGCATATTCAGCGATCGGGCTTGGAAACCCGTCGAGTCACGCAACAGCGCTCCCCTCATAAGCGTCAGCGTACTTTTACGACTGTAGGTTTATGTTATGGCGGCTGTGCGTGGGACGTCTTTAGGGCGTGCCGGTCTCCTTGACTCCCGGTTTCCAACCTGCGTACAGCTGCCACCCATTCGCTTGGAAACGAAAGTGGCAGCTCCCCCATGTCAAGGAGTTAGACCATGTGCAACGCTGCACTAACGAAAGTCCCGCTTCACTCCCAAAGCTATGCCCCAATCGTCTCTCAACGGCTCTCCAACTGTGGAGGTGACCAATGATCGAAGAAGTCGAAGAAAAAACCGGCGGTTTCACCCCCTTCATCTACTGCGGTGACAAACCGCTGTTTCAAATCTGTGCAGGCGTTCCGGTCAAGGACGCGTTGTCTCAAGCCTCTGATCTGCTCTGCCTGGCCAAATCGCTCAGCGAAGACGCGGCTTTCGCGAAAGACACTGACCGATATGCTTGGGCTGCGCATTACCTAACGGAGATGGGAAAGGCAGTGATCGATGATGTAATAAAAGCCGTTTCACCCAGATCTAAGCCAATGATTTTGCGAGCAAAATAGCGACCGAATCTTCAGCGGTTTTGGGTAGGTGAATGGTGGTTGGGCGTGCTGATTATTGGCGCCCTCCCCCCAAAGTCATGAAAAAACCCGACGCAGGGCCGGGTTTCCTTTGGTGTTTTCATCTCAATACCATCAATCGTCGAAATCAGGTCGCTCGTACTGGCCTTTAAGGTCACGGCTTTTGGATAAGCGCCTGCGATATGCGGCTTATGTACCCACGATCCGCCTCGGCCATCGCTCTATACCATGCGAGAAGATTGCGCTCTTCCTGAGTTAATTCGGACATTTCGCACTTGGGTTGGTGCGTGCGTATGTTCTCTTTTTCATCTTGATCCAAATGCCCACTACTCCATTAAGTGCATTGCAGGCGCAACGTTACTCATGAGCGTGGAAAATCAAAACCGAAATCCGTCGTAACGAATGTCCTAAATGTCGACGAGTTATTTCTTGGCACCAGAAAGATGGGTGACTTCAGCCATAGCACCTACGATGCGATGCACAGCTTTTTGGTCATAGTCGGACAAGCTTCGGAACTGCTGAAGCAGCTGATCCTCAGTAGCATTGAGGCCACTGGCGGAAGCCGGCATACGTCCCCCGGTCAGGACATAAAGCACGTCCACGCCGGCCTTGGCCACCGCTGTGAGATAGGCGGAATCGGGGTTGCGCTCCCCCTTTTCATAGCTGCCTTGAGTATTACGCGTGATGCCGCCCTGCTGTGCAAAGGCATCTTGGTTGAGGCCTAAGCGCGTCCTTTCTTCGCGCAAACGCTCACCCACTCCAACATCCAAGTTTTCCGGAGATGCACAACTTTTCAAGCTTCCACCCTTTACAGGCCCAACTATTTGGGCATAATGAAATCAAACCAACACGAATGCACACGAATGGACACTATGCCCGCCCCACTCACAACCGAGCAAGCCCGAGCGGAACTTGATCGGAAAGGCATCAGCCTTGCCGAGTTTTGCCGCCGCAATGATCTCAACAGCAATTTGGTCAGTGACTTGCTCAACGGCCGCAAGAAAGGGCTTCGCGGCAAGGCACACAACGCCGCGGTGTTGCTGGGTATCAAACTCGGCACGATCAGCGCCGGAGACTGAGCTACTTCATCGTTCATTAACGCAAGGATGCCGCCATTGAGCACTTACAAACTCGTTTGCCCCCATTGCCATTCTCGGATGCGAATACGCACCAGTGAAGGCACTCATATTTTTCTGCGTGTCGCTTATCTGCAATGCCTCAATGAAGCCTGCGGCTGGTCTGTACGGGCTGAGTTTGAGATGACGCATGAGATGAGCCCGAGTGGCATGGCGAACCCTGCCGTGCAACTCCCCTTGGCCTGCGTGGCATTGCGTCGAGCAGCCATGCAGCCCGATGACAATCAGATGTCGTTGATTCCGCCTCAAGGAATGGAGGCCGCACAATGAACGCCATCCATTTTGCCCCCGACTATCGCACCTGCATGCAGGATGCGGCTCACGCTTACCTGTTGCGGCATCGAGCGGAATACTTGGCTGACTCAGATCGATTGTTCAGTAGCGCTGAGCGCCATTTGATCGTTGGCCTGGAAGTGCCCGCCAGCCTTGCAGCGAAGCTGGTGCATTTAGCCTGGACTGACATGCAATGCGCCAAGCATCCAGTTAGCACAGTCGGCGTCGGCAACACACTCTAAGCACTTACCCCTTTAAACAACCGGCATTCCCGCTACGCGGGATGACGGATGCGCTTTGCCTAAAATTCGAGGTTTTCATGGAAGATAACGTCAGCATCAACAGCAACCTGACTCGCGTTGAAACAGAACTCCTACTCGACGCCATACGCTCCCAATACGCGGAGCAGTTCCAGACACACTGGTACGAAGAGCGTTTCAGCTCGATCCCCATTGATCAGCGCCACGATGCGTTGCTTGCGGCAATCCCGATGATGTCAGGGCTGCGGCATCTGATTGTGGCGCTCTCCCACGGGCTCGGGAGGAAGTTTCACCGGTGAGCGCGTTTGCCAGCAACCTGCATGCTGACGTGCTGCTGCGCCTCAAGGATGACTATGGGCTCCAGCGCCGCTTGAGTACCGATTATCTGCGAGGCGGCAAATGCCCCGCGTGTGGAAAAAAGGAACTCTACACGCGCTATTCAGAGCCTTGGCTGCTCATCTGCGGACGAGAAAGCAAATGCGCGCAGCGCTGGCACGTCAAGGATATCTACGGAGACTTGTTCGACGACTGGAGCAAGCGCGCGCCCTCCTCTGAGCAATTTCCCATGGCGACCGCTCGGGCTTACCTTGAGTTTGCCCGAGGCTTTCGGTTTGAACTGATTCAGGGCTGGTTCTCTCAGGAAACGTATTTCTCTGAGGCGTTAAACGCCGGCAGCGCCACGGTGCGGTTCACGCTGGAAAAGGGAGGTTACTGGGAACGCCTGATCGATCGGCCGCATCGCTTCGGCAAGATGAAAGCGCGCTTCAAGCCCGGCGACAGTCCGCGTGGTGTCTGGTGGTGCCCGCCCTCTATCGAGCTGCTGGAGATCAAAGAGCTGTGGATTGTCGAGGGCATTTTCGACGCGATCGCTCTGGTGCATAACGGCATCGCGGCCGCGTCCGCGATGTCGTCCAACGCTTTCCCTGAGGACTCATTAAAGGAACTCTCACGCCTGCGCGGCGGCAAGCTGCCCAAGCTGGTTTGGGCACTGGACAACGAACCGGGCGCTCACAAGTACACCAAGCGTTGGGTGCGCCAGGCTCGCGCCTTGGGTTACGAATGTGAGGCCGCGCAGATCCCGCAGACTGACAGCCGCAAGGTCGACTGGAACGATCTGCATCAGCGCTGGGCTTTCATCGATGACGAAAACCAGCGCGCCGAGCAAATCAAAAGAGACGTGGCCACCGCCCGCTATCACGGCTCCTTGCTGATCGCGGAAAGCGCCTCAGAGAAAGGCGTTTTGATGTACGACTGGCGCGAGCGCCATGAATTTCACTTCGGCTTCGACAGCCGTTTGTACTGGTTCAAGATGGATCTGGAGCGGTTCAGCAAGGCGATGCATGCGCTGGAAACTTCCGACCTTCATGAAGACCAGCTACTCAGCGAAGGCCAGCGCAAGCAAAAAGCCCTGCGGCAATGTGGCGGTGTTGTCGAGATTGCCAACTGCTACCCGCAGGCCCTGTATTTTCAACGCAACGAAGTCACTGATGAATCCTGGTATTACTTTCGCGTCGACTTCCCCCACGACAGTGGCAGTGTGAAGAACACTTTCACCGGTGGCCAAGTCGCCGCCGCCAGTGAGTTCAAAAAACGGCTGTTGGGGATGGCTGCCGGCGCGGTGTTCACCGGTAGCAGCAAGCAGCTCGACAAGATCATGAAGGATCAGCTGTTCGGCTTGAAGACCGTTGAGACGGTGGATTTCATCGGTTACAGCAAGCAGCACAATTGCTACGTGTTCGGCGACCTCGCGGTTCGCGGCGGCATCGTCAGCCTGGTGAACAAGGAAGACTTTTTCGAATTCGGCAAGCTGCGACTCAAGACACTGCAGAAGTCGATCACCATGCACATTCAGCGCGACGGGAAGCAGTACCGCACTGACTGGCTGCCGATGTTGTGGTTGTGCTTTGGTGCCAAGGGAATTGTCGCCCTCGCCTTCTGGTTTGGCTCGCTCTTCGCCGAGCAGATCCGAGCGAAGTACAAGTCGTTTCCGTTCCTTGAGGTCACCGGTGAGGCCGGCGCCGGCAAAACCACGTTACTGACTTTTTTGTGGAAGCTGCTCGGCCGCGAGCATGAGGGTTTTGATCCTTCAAAATCGACCCGGGCCGGACGTCAGCGGGCCATGGGGCAAGTTTCCAATATGCCGGTGGTGCTGATCGAGGGCGATCGGAATGAACCGGACAAAGCCCACGCCAAAGGTTTCGACTGGGACGAGCTGAAGGACTATTACGGCGGCGGCACGCTCGGTACCAAAGGCATGAAAACCAGCGGGAACGAGACTTACGAGCCACCGTTCCGTGGGGCGATTGCGATCAGTCAGAACGCCGATGTCAGCGCTTCCGAAGCCATCCTTACGCGGATCATCAAGTCGCACTTTGCGCGGCCGGAAGTCACGACTGAGAGTCGCGCGGCCGCTGACAATCTGAACCTGATTCCAGTTGAACAGTTGAGCCACTTTTTGCTGCTGGCCGTGCGTGCAGAAACCCAGGTGATGACTCGGTTCGCCGAGCGAGTGCTGGTTCATGAGCGGCAGTTACGCGAGCTCAAAGACATTCGCGTTGAACGGATTATCAAGAACCACAGCCAGTTGATGGCTCTGGTGGATTGCCTGCGCCTGGTTTGCGCGCTCGATGACAACCAGGTAGCCGCAACACAACAAGCGCTGATGAGCATGGCCCTTGAACGGCAGTCCGCGATCAGCGCAGACCATCCGCTCGTTGACGAGTTTTGGGAGGTCTACGAATACCTCGAAAGCCTCGGGGAAGGCCCGCAGGTCAATCACAGCACCGATCCGAAACTGATCGCCATCAATCTCAACGAGTTCGCCGAGATGGCCAGCGTGCACCGGCAGAACCTGGGCGACCTCAAGACCTTGCGCGGGCTGTTGGTGAATAGCCGCAGCCGTAAGTGGCTGGAAACCAATAAGCCGATCTACAGCGCGGTGCGTGCTGCGCAAGCCGTCAGCCATGCCATGCCCAAAAAGACCACGACGGTGCGCTGCTGGATTTTTCAGCGCGCCTAACTCCCTGCAATCAAAGGATCACTCGGTGCGACAGCGCTGGGATGTGCTCAATGGAGAAACACAATGCAGACAATGGATTTATGGCTTTCGCCCGCCTCGAGGGTGAAGCGACATTTCAGCTTACACACCTGCTCTTTCGACGTTGTTGGGAGGGGGCTATGAAGAGGAAAAAAGCGTTCCCCTGGAGCCTGGATTTGAACGGTGTTTGTGATCAGTGCGGAAAGTCACGGGCGCATGGTGACCATCAGCGGTGCAGCAAGGCGCGGCAATTGGCGGCGGCACAGCGTCGAGTTGAGGAGGCCCGGACAGGAAAGCCCTCGACTCGGAGACGTAGCGCTGGGTTGTTTTGGTTGTTGCGTCAGGATTGAGTCAAACGCAACTACGGGCCTTGGCAATTTGGAACGCCGAGGAATTGTTCGATCAGCACAGGAGGTGCATATGGCGCATGGGGTAGAAGCCCGTGGCAATTCGGTACGGGTTTACTTTCGCTTTAACGGCAAGCGGCACAGAGAGCTTCTGCCGGGTGGAAATACTGCTGCCAACCGGGAGCAAGCAGCGCGCCTGGTCAACATCATCGAATACGAGATTCAGGCGGGCACCTTCGACTACAGCCGGCACTTTCCCAACTCAGCCAGCCTCGTTGAAAACACGTTCGGCCACTACCTGGATCTGTGGCTGAAGATCAAAAGCAACAGCGTTGCTGCGACGTCTTATAGAGGTTACGCCAACAAGGCTGAGGTGCATGTCAGGCCGAGGTGGGGCAAGGTTCAGGTCGACAAGATCGATCATCTGGATTTGCAGGAATGGGTACAAGACACGCTGTCGAAGCGGCTGAAGAACAAGACCATTCGGGACATTATCTGCAATGTGCGGCAGGTATTTCGGCTTTACCGGACTCGCAAGAAGGTTGCGCATGATCCGACTGAGGGGTTGTTTGTGCGCTTGCCAGATCCTGAGGCGCCGGATCCGTTTACCAGGGCGGAGATCAAACAGATCCTTGAGACACCGACGCATCGAACGCAAGAAGTGCTGATGATTCAGTTCATGATTTGGGCGGGGCCTCGGGTGTCAGAAACGATTGCGCTGGCTTGGGAGGATGTCGATTTACAGAATGGAACGGTGACGTTTCGTCGGTCAAAGGTGCGAGGGGCTTACCGCGTGACGAAAACCCGACGCTCAACTCGAAAAGTGAGACTTCTTGCACCTGCGTGGGAAGCGCTACGCAAGATCGATGCGATGAATGCGGCGAAAAAGGCGCAGACGGTCGATATCGTTGAACGGGACAACAAGACGGTGCGGCAACACACGCTGCACTTTGTTTTTCTGAACAGCAAAAGTGGGTTACCGCATGTTAGTGACTTTGTTGTGCGGGATAGGTTTTTCAAGGCTCACTTGAATACAGCTGGGGTTCGTTATCGGGGGCCTGGGCAGTGCCGGCACACCTACGCGAGTCAGTTGCTGACCACGGGCGTAGCGTCGATTGATTGGATCGCCGAGCAGATGGGGCATACCAACGGGAATATGATTCGACAGCATTATGGGACGTGGATTAATGAGGATGGGCCGGATGTGGTGGGGATGTTACAAATAGCCTTGAGACTTTCACCGGTTACAGATTCACCCTGAATCCGACAGTCACCCCGGTTTCAACACAGCGCCCAACTGCTGTGATGCTCTAGGAACAGCACGGCGCTCTCATGCTCACGTCACTGCTTGCCTTTTGTTTTTTGATTCCAAATCTTGTACATAAACAAGGCGGCCATAAGCACAGCACACCCAACTCCTAACGTAGCCGGGTCAAAGGAATAGCCCTCCCATGCTGTCGCAATCAGGAATATACCGAACCCAACCAAGACGATGATGGTAATGGGAAGTATCCAAGCAGACATACCGTTTTCCTTTTCGAGTGAGTGAATTCTGTTGGCACAACCAGACACATCTAGCAAGGTAGACCAAAACCCAATCTTTGGCGTACAGCGGACGCAAAAAAGCCCGCGTAAGCGGGCTTCACTGTAGGGTCGGGCTAAACCAAACAGCTCTAGGTGGAAGCGCAACCTTCTATGCAATATATGGGCATATAAAAGTGTAGACACTTCACTCGCCGAAAGCGGCTCATTTATCACCTCTTCAGAATAAACAACAGCTCTGATTTTTTAAATTACCTAATTGCTTTTGCACCATTCTGCTAGAGGAAACAATCTCCACTATATAAGCCTCAACTTAGGCGAACTCTTCTTAGCAGAAGCGGCATTAGTTAAACTCCCAGAAACCACCGACAACCTTGTTAACTGGAAGGTTAAAGCGTTAATTTCATCTATACTGACACTTAAGCTTTCCGCGATTTCCCGGCGGCCTTGCTTTCGGCTGTGTAAAGCGTCTAACACTTTAGTGAGCAGTTGCGATGTTTCTCGCTCCATCGGCTCAGGCTCCCGAGCACGATATCCACTTTTAGCAATATCTATACAAAGACTCCGGTAATTCCACTCACTTACCAACCCTAGTGAGTTAAATCGGTACGCCATCGCTGCAAGTGACACGCCCCAATAATGTTTAAGCTTCATCAGGTAGTTAATCGTGAACGCCGGTGGCTGATTAGCAGCCACACTATCTCTAGGCATTAGAAAGGCCGCAGCAAATGCATCAGCTTGGCGCTCCATTTCAGGACCGTGGGCTTGTCCATGCTGCATGGTGTAAACGTCTCGTACCAAGTGGCCTAGCTCGTGTGCGGCATCAAAACGGCTCCGTTCTGCTGACTTGATGGTATTGAGAAAAACAAAAGGCTTACCCTCATACCAGGTACAGAAAGCATCTACCTCTCGTGCTTCTTCGGCGAGAGAAAAAACGCGAATACCTTTTGACTCAAGCAAATGGATCATATTGGGAATTGGTGCATTACCTAGTCCCCATGCGCGGCGAAGCGTAGCAGCTGCCTCCTCAGGTTCTAGATCACTAAGATCGGGAAGCTCCGCCGAGGGTAGAGTAAACCGCTCCTCTATCCATTGGTTAACTCTAAACGCAATGGAACCTGCCGCAAATGTGCAAGCCTTCAATGCATCAGTCATTTTTGAGAGTTTACGAAAGCTTACCGAATGCTCCATCAATTCTGGCATATCTTCATCGATGAAAAAAAACTGCTGAGGAAAATTCAGCAGTTTTGCGATTTTCTCTAAGGCCGCTGGGTCAGGATAGGTCGCACCCGTTTCGTAGTTCTGTAAACTACGACTAGAGATACCTAACTCCTTCGCCAACTGAGCTTTAGTGATGCGTCTTCTCACCCTGGCAAATGTGATTTGCTTCGGATTTACTTCGGACATAGCTACTTACTCACAACTTGCCTAACTTAGGCTCTACTTCCACCGAAATCTGAGAATTTGATTCATCTTTACGGATGGTAAAATCATCGGGATTATTAGAAACACTTCCTAAGAGCAATCGAACCCCCCAGTTGGTAATTTTCTTATTACCAAAGCCGGTTGGCAGGGACAACTCATATCGAACTTCTTTAAGAACTTTATCGTAGTGATAAAGCAACGCCCAGACCTGTGTTTCTTTCGGATGCTCCTTGGCAAACTGGAAGGAGACATTATTGAACAGCTCTAACTGACGATTATTGTTATAAACAAAACCCTCAGCTACCGCTCCTTTCTCCGCTTGGTTCGTGGGATCATCAACTCCATTTTTGCCGGTCTCGCCGTTGCCAGTCATAACGACAATCGAAATACTTCGGTCAGGTGAGCTAATGAAAGGGCAATTCTGCTGTTCATGAATATGCCAATGCGCTGTGGCCAACAAAGTTCGCAAATCCTCAACAGTCTTCAACCATTGCTGGACACCAGCCGCCGTAGGCGCAGACGCACGACTTGTCTCATTGCGTCCTCGGACACCGCCATTAATGGCGTCACGGAGGAGAACTGGGCTTAAGTCAGGATGCAGATCCCGCAAACGCACCTCCACCTCTGCGGGCTCATCAATGATCGTAGCTCGCCGAGTGAAAGCGTTTGAGGCCGTCAGTTCAAATTTACTCAT